AGTAAACCACACCCCCATCTTGCCATTCTTGCGCCCTATCTCTGCCTTGGCTTGTACTCGGTGGTAAAGGGCGGCTTTTAAACCGTTAACCCTTACCTCCTCAAACTTTAATGTAGGAACAAAGAAGCCCCCTTGTGCGGGGACTTCTAACCACGGAAAATGCACTTTAATCTTCCTCACTTATCACCAGCGGCCGTGTAATTCTCATTACATTGACTCGCATCGATGGGCCGCGTGTCTTAGCCAGCATGTCTTTGCGCATGTACGCTATCTTGTAATTAGGTAGTGTTTCAAGCTCCTTCTTCAAGTCAGAGTATCCATAACTCATAGTAGAGCAGTGTTGTTTAAGCAGTTGCTCCTCAATGAAGTAGTCAACGTGCCCCGGGGTCATATCATGCTCAACCCTTCCAGCCACATCTGACCTAGTTAGCGACTGGTCAATTTCATTATGCCCCCCTAGCGTTGCTTTCGTAATACCGTCAATAGCTTTAACCACAACGAATTTACCGTAGCACTCACGGGTGTAGGCGTTAAGAACATCTTCAGCGGAACGGCGGTTGCCTCGTACTGCGGCTCTAGCTTCATTAACCATACCGCGAAGGGTTTCTATAATAGGACGAATAGGTACATCAATAATGCCTGCATATTTTTTGCTCATTAGAATCACTATAGCTACGATGGCGGCATTACCAGCAGTCCAATAACGCTCGTCATCTGATGAATTAAATTCCGCTTTTAACTTCTCGCGGGTCTCTTCAAAAACCTTAACTGCGGTTTCTCTGTTCCTGACAATCCAACGAATCAATTCACGACCTACGACACCGTAGTTAGACTTTAGGAGATCAACAGTACTACTCTCTGTTGACGACGCCCATTGAACTTCCTTGGCAGGCTTGACTTCCAGCATACGGAGCATTTCAGCTTGGGATGTATGCTTGCGCCCACCCGATAAGAAGTCGTAAATATGAGTGTTGCTTGAAAACAACACCATCAAGTTCCATACAGTTGTGTTCAAACGTTCCTTATTGGCGCCTTGTTCCATGCGCTCTTTGCCNTTACCTTGGGTTAAATCCAGTANGAACTGGGGCAACCACTCAAATGACTCCCGATTTTTGTTTGTAATCTCGTCCATTACAAGCGGGAGGCTGTTTAATAAGCCCTGTCTTTGCTGTGCGGCTACGGCTGAAGTTGATTGCGTGACCCTGTAGAGCTCTGGATGACCCCAAAAACTAGCTGCAAGGGCTAAGGCAAGCGATTTACCACGACCTGAACCCGAAGATCCGAGGTGATAAACAACGCCTCTAAAGCCTGAGAAATGCATCAGGATGGAAGCAGGCCCCACCATACCCATAGTAACAATCTCCCACAGCTCCTTGGCAATGTACATATTGAGTACTTTCTTCCACTCATCCAGCGTGCCCATAGGTTTAGTAGCGTAGTTAACGTTAGCCATACCAGGGGTCGGGACATATAGTTCCTTGCCATCAGGGGAGAAGATGGTGCTGTCGTAAACAAACGAATTGTCCTCTTGCCAGCCGCAGCTATGAGGAACCTTGACCGCCACCTTATTAGAACTGGCGTATTCCACACAACCACGGATGTACTCGTATAGGTGGACATCATTGCCCTTGCCGTAGACTGCGATTATATTGTGGCTAGCTAGCATCTTCACAGTCTCATCCTTACTTACTGCCGATTTTTGAGGCATTATGATATCTGAGGTGTGGGTAGGGCGGCAAACAATCATATGAATCAAATGCTCATCGCCATTATCTAGGATATCAACCACAAACAAATCGTAAGGCAGGATCATTACCTGCTTCTTGACCTTTTCTCCGCCTTCTTCTTCAATTACCTTGTCGATAAAGATGCCCCCATTAGCCCCATAGCTAAATCCGCGGGGTGGAATTGGGCGCACAATCATTAACTGCTCGGCAGGTTTGTCTGCTGTAGCCGCCTTGGTTTCTACTATGATTTCCTTGGGCTTATTGTCGACCTTAATTTCACGTCCCAATGCTAGCGGGTTAGTAATCTTACCGAAGTGTGGGCAACCTTTACATAAACCTGGGTTTGCCTCGTCAAGCTTTAAGCAACTGTAAGGGCCTTTGATTTGGTGCCACTTGGTATTGTGTCGATCCATATCGTAGGGGTGCATGGCGGATAGGGCTTGACCTTCTTCCTCGCCATCTTCGCAGTACTTAGCTATGCTGAGGATACCCCGCCACAAAGGTTCCATGCCGTCATCTTTAGCATGTTCAATGTAATGGTTTATCTGTTTGCATTTGGGCGCCAAAGTTTTAAAGAACGTGATGCTGTTCTCAACTATCTTGACGTTTGATGCAGAACCTTTTAAATCTGGACGCTTGCCTGGTAAATCAAATTTAGGTAGCATTTCATGGGAGTCTTCCCCTACTTTTTCCCTGATGACCGTAGACAGTTGTGTAAAGTCAAACGTTACACCGACCACCTTGATGGCAACAGACCGCGGCTTTTCCTGCTTATAGTTTTGTGTATCAGGTACACGTAGTACTCGAGCTGCATCGCCAGTAACCATGGCGTCAATCCGCAGGCCTTCTTTCTTACAAAGGCGCTTGAGATTTTCTGCTACTGGTTTCCATGCGGATATATCTACTTCGTCAAAAAACGGCCAGTATACGTGCAATCCGCCACCACTAGATACGACGTATGGGGTGCCCAACTGGTCTAACGAAGTTGAAGACAAAAAGCTACCCAATGCTGCTGCTGCTGCCTGCTTATTAGGATAATCCTTTCCTTCACCACAATCAATATCCAAGAATAAAGATTTTATTTTTAATGCGTTTGTGGCTAATCGCTTGCCACTTGTGTTGAATGATGCTAAGGCGTAGAAAGCGTTTAAACCTTCTCCACTAAAGTGTGTAGCGTTGCTATACAGTTCATCAATCGTGTCAACAAAGACATGTTCTTTTTTAGCTGTGCTAAGTTCGCAGGCGCAATATTTACCCGAAGACGGAAGCACAGTCGCTAGGAATTCCTGCGACTTCATAAATGCTCCTTGGGTTAACCGTTAATGCGTTGATTGAATCTTTTTAGTACTTCCTTTTGAAAACTTAACGGCATGCCAGTATCAAGGTAGCGTTCTGCAAAGCTAATTAGTTCTTTGTCGGTTAAGGCAGTTGGCGATATTGCCGATTCTTTTATTTGTTCTGCTTGCATTTTTTCATTGCCTCTTCAACAGTACTGCTTGTTTGTAATATGCGTAACAGGTTGGTCACGCTCGTTCTGTACGATGGAGTAACTTCGGTTCCAGCGAACCAGTTATAAACCGTCTGTCTTGTTGCGCCTGTGTATTGCGAAATCTGAATTACAGGTAAATTTAATTTAATAGCCCATCGACCTAACTGATTGCCTAGAGTCTTCTCCGCCTTAGCGGTGGACTGCCTTATTGTTTCTGAGTAAGCCATAGTCTTTTCTTATTTGTAGGGTGGGGAGACAGTCTTTTTAGTCTGAAATCTCTAAGAGCCATAGAGCTGAATAGTGTCAGCCTCCCCGTAAACTTTATCCTGAGCAGGTNGTAAAACAGTTGCCAGACCNATCACAGCAAATAGTACAGATTCGTCCTGTTTGCATATCAGTGTTTGTCATACATCCAGCATAAACAGCGGATGCCGCTAAGACCAGCCCAAGGGCTACGATAATTTTACTCATCGTCTGTATCCCACTCATCAACAACAGAAGCTAAGTCACCAGTTTTCTTCTTTGGCACCGCTGATGGTTTAACTGTAGGTTTACGCTTCTCAGGCTCATCAAACGACTCCGCTTCTTCCTTAGGTGCGGCTAATGCTGGAGCTGCTTTCTTTGTACCTGCACTTTGGGAGACAGACATTGTAACCGCCTGCTTAGCCTCCTTAGACTCGCTCTTTTCCTTAACGCTCTCATACTCTTCCTCGGACAACCAACGCATAGGCTGGAAGAACAACTTAGGTACTGCGGCTTTAGTATCGAAACGCAACCGAGTAACAACAGTCTCGGGGCTAATGCTCTGCGCGGCTAAGAATCTTGCGTACGCTTGTAGTGGGCGCTTGTCGCCTTCTTCTTTACCGAAGATTGATGTAGCAGATAGGGTCAACTGCATAACATCGCCAGTTACGTCGTTAGATAATACAACCGCAAGACGCTGACTGAAACGACATGCGCGAGAATCACCTTGACCGGAGCCTTTGGCATTTTGTGGGCATGACGCGCAGTTACTAGATTGCGCTTCTTTAGCGGACGCATCGGGTTTTTCACCGTCAGCAGACCAACAATCGGGTGCTTTCGATGCTCCTTCTTCATAGCTACCAGCGTAATATGTACGGCTGATCTTTGGGGCGGCTTGAACAATCACCACATCAAGATGGCGGTCTTCGATAGCTGCTACCTCATCACTACCTGACATTAAACGAAATACACCACCTTTAACGGAGATGCGCTTACCAAAATTACCACTACCACCGCCTGATAGGCTTCTCGCTAATTCAGAAATCTCTACCGTCTTAGCAAATGCTGGTAGTTGGGCGGGGTTAAATGCTGTGAGTTCTTTACTCATTTGTTACTACTCCTGTGCTATTTGGCTTAGCTACTGCTTCGCCTGTTTGTAAAAATTCTAAAAATGTTGCGGCGGCTTCGGTAACTTCGAAAGCATCACCTTCATACATAGTTTTTGCAGCTGTATCCAAAGCCATTCGACGAAGGTCTAATTCCAGCATGATGTTACGTGCCGCGTTCTCTACTGCCTGTTGTTCTGGTGTTAATTGAGCGTCGCTCATGTAATTCTCCTTATTTAGTTGGTTTGCGTACTGATACTGATACTTCGGACATGGAGTTTAAACCCATTGGTACAACGCCAGGGTTTTCATCCAAAAACATCGCCATATTCTTTTGAGCAATTCTCTTTTCAAAAAGATCAAGCGCATCGTGCTCTATCGCAAACGTCTTAAATGAATCCCAGTCGTCTGTGTAGTAGCGCGTCTTTTGCGACAAGATAATAGTACCTTCATCTGTTCGCACAGATTGAAGACCGAGCGCCACCATCTGATCCTTCATGGCGTTCTTAATTTCTTCTTGCTGCAGTTTAAGTTCCTCAAGCTTGGACTCATACTCCGTCGTAAGCTCATTAGTCCTGCTATATATCTTGCGATATATCTTTGCTAGTTTGTCTAGCGGAATCACTTCGTCTGACATACTTCCTCCTTTGTCAATAATTATACATCAATACAGACAGCTGTACAACCCGATAATGGGTTTTTAAATTTCGCCTATCTCCTCCTTATACAGATTGAGCAGAATGTCATGTCCTTCAACACGCTTTTCTAACTGCGCAAACATCCGCTTTTCTATATCGCTACCTTGTAAGTGTATCACAGTAACATTCGTACCTGTCTGTCCAATACGATCTGCTCTAGCAATGCACTGTAGGTAAGTCTCTACAGACATAACGGGGCCATAAAATACTACTGTATCCGCGGCTGTAAGCGTTACCCCATGAGAGGCTGCCTGGGGTTGGACTACCAGTATACGCGGATTAGGTTCTGTTTGGAACCGTTTAAATATATCGGTACGCTTATTAACCGATACATCGCCATGAATCACCTCTGCCGCCACGTTATGCTTAAGAAGGTACTCGTGGATGGTCTCGATGCTGTGCCTAAAGGGTGCAAATACAATCACCTTTCTGTTGGTTTCTTCCAACACTTCTAGCAAAACATTCAAGCGAGGAGCGCAGTCAAATTCCACGACCTCATGGCTGTCGGTGTATGCCGCACCAGCAGAAATCTGTAGTAGCTTGGATACACCAGCCGCGGCGTTAACTGCCGTGATAGTCTCGCCCGAAGCCTGCATAACCATGCGCTCTTTGAGGAGCTTATAGTACTTGACTTGCTGTGGGGTTAGGGGTATCTCTCGTGTCTCAGTTAGTACTGGTGGTAGGTCTGTACACTCTTCTTTGGTAAACCTAATGGCAGGTTGCAACGCAGCAAATACCGCCTCAGCCGCCCCGCTCTTAGGAACCCATTTGAATTGGGTAAGCTTTTTCATAACCTTGTCGCGCCACGCAGTAGCAAACTTTGGTACACCAGTCGGGTTAACTAACTTAGCTAAACCATACGCATCCACAGGCGACTGCGCAGAAGGAGTTCCTGTCATCATCCACAACATTGAATCAGGGTGCAGAATTCTATTAAGGGACTTCCATCGTTTAGTTGATGCGTTCTTGTATGCGTTGGCTTCATCTACTATGACTAAATCAAACCGCCCATCGCGTGCAACTTCCTCGGCAATTAAGTTAAGCCCNTCGTAGTTAACGATAACGAACTCNTAGTCGCCTTGAACCATCTCGATACGCCGACTAGCCTGAGCATGGTGCGCCGCAATTGCAGACCTATGNATTATGCTGTTAGATATACCGCTTATCCAAGCATCGTGCATGATTGATAAAGGGCACAAGATTAAGCAACGTCTGACTTTCTTTAACCGCATCAAGTAATCCGCCGCCCATAAAGCACTAAGCGTCTTACCAGTTCCNGGGTCATTAAATACAAACGCTCTTGGGTTAAGTGTTAAGAAGGAGGATGTTTCAACCTGATGCGCAAAGGGTCTATGCCTGCCTGGCCAATCATACCTAGCCGTTATGGGCGAGACTANATCTTTAACACCTAAGTTTCTTAATACCCTTACTTCCTCTAGACCCCAAAATACTGCCATCTCATATACACCACCATTCTCACCGACTATCTTACTGCGCGGAATAATACTGTACTTATCGGGGTCACGCGTCCTAAATACTAGAGCTTTGTTCTCTACTATTTCCATCTTCGTTTCTCTCTTCTTTTTGTTTTATGTAATCGTTCAAAGTCTTTGGTTGTTTTTTTCCAAAGATTGCTTCAAAGTTTTTATCAAACTGTTCTAGTTCTACACCTAATGGGCGAGGTGTATCGCCTTTACCACCATCTCTCATTCTTTTTCCTTTGCTAATATCTGAGCTGCTCTATGAATTTTTCCATCAAACCAACGACGAACAACATAACTGCGAACAACAGAAATGACTGTGTAAAGTAATCCCATGTAAAAGTTGTTAGTAAGAGTAATATGGAACCCAAAAAGAGGAAGGATAAGCAGGTTAGCAACAAAGTTAATACCAAAACCAATCCCCACATTGATACACGCTTCATAAAAACTCCCTAGTTTAGTCTGCCTCATTTCTCTTGTGCCTTTCTTAGTATTGCTCTAGCAAAATCTATTTGGTAGTGATGCCAATTTTTATAGTCTTTAAACACTTCATCTGCTACCTTCCGTATTTCCTCATCTGTTAGTGTCTTTGCTGGATGGGTGTAGAGTGGAATAGCAAGATAACCTTCTGCTGGTTCATACCCAACATAAACAAATTCACCGCCTACACTACTCATCCACGCTACTGGTTTGTTGTCAACTTGTAATAGCTGATTAGCGACATTTTTGGCATCATCGTAGCTATTGAGCGACATTTTAGTTTTTAATTCTTCTATCTCAGCTTGTTGCTGGCGTAGCATGGTGGCTGTCTGCATAAATATTTCGCCAGAAAAACCATTAGCCCTAGCTTCAGAGGCTTTATTTCCTTGAAATTCAATCAGTTCATTTGCGTTCAGAGAAGTCCGATTAGGGTTTACTCTTTTCCATATATGTTCATATGTGTAGCCTAGCGCAAGAGCTTCTGCCTCGGTCATTGCGAGCCTGTTTCCATCTTTGTCATGAAATATAATCATTTTCTTCTCCGATTAACCATATCTTTTTGAATGATAATTCCACCAAAATAAATTAAGACAGCTATATACACAACGACTAGCACACCTATAATAATTTCATTCATGGCATTAACTCTTTAGGTGGACGATCATCGCCTTCTCGGTAAGTCTTGCTATACAGCGTTAGCATCCGTAGATTACACATCACATGAGCTAGATGTGGTAGTCCTGATTCGGGGTCTAGTTCTTCACCTCGTTGCCAAGCAGCTAAGTGTCTCATTGCACAAGCATAGGGAACAGACCAAGGCATTCCTTTAGCCCAATTCCAAGCAGCATATTTCTTTGTACCATACATCCAAACTCTAGCCTCATCTTCCAATGTAGCTAGTGGGATCAAACTAAGATCGGCTTTACCGCCGTTGAACCTAGCGCCTGATCCTTTTGCTGTACTGTTTACATCTCCTATACCTTTAGTTACTGTATCGTCACTGTGGTATACGTATTCTTCGTTTGGCATCATTCCTCCTTATTTGATTGAGCCATCTGCCTTCCTTGGGAAACTTCTATTAGCACTAGCACTCTTAGCTTTAAGATTACTTCGTACCGTCTTACCGCCTTTGCTTAGGGGCTTGGTGTGATCTACATCCTTGCCATCGCCTTTATGCACTACGCCTTCCCTCTCAAGCATACGTCTAGCTTTATTGCGTTGGGCGCGTTTCTTCTTAACGGCTTCTGTGCCGTCGTAGTTTAGGTACTCTTGTCGAAAATTACGCTTAGCTACCATTTTTAAGTCCTTTCTTATTGTGCTCGGCTACTGCCTCACACCAATCAATAAATTCCTCTACAGAGGTATCGTTTCTAAAGCTGTTTACTGCCCTACAAACCATTTGAATATTATCGGGCGTATACCCTCCGCCTGCAACAATACGATCTATGGACGCATTTGTTTTTGTTATTACGCCTTTTTCTAAAGAGCAGGTCAAGTCTCGCCCCGTTAGAGCACACTTGTAGTTTTGCTTTTCAAGTCTGTCTAGAATAATCTGCTTAGTTAGTTTGTCTCTTTTTCTACCGCCATAATACAAAAGGCGTGCGGCATACCTTGACCAATCACCGCTTATATATGCGTATTGATTCTCAGTAGACTGTATACCTGTAATGTATTTCCATTTGCCTTTACATTGTGGAGAACAAAATTTATGTACGCCCGAACGTGGAGTAAACAAAGTACCACAAACAGCGCATGCTTTTTGTTTAAATGTTTGTGGTGTGTCCCAGCGTGGCATTTTGTTCTCTCTTAATAATGTTTGCGGTGAAACTCACAGCTTTTTACAGGACACCACCCACATAGCGGGGTGCTATTTGGATTCCATATGTCATTGTCGTGGCTAGAGGCGAGCTTGGCAACCCGTTCTCTATACTTATTCCAATGGTAAGGGGCATCTTCTAACAGCATTTTATGCTTAACCGCACTCCCTTTAACTACAAATAGTAGGGCTGAGTTAACTTGCCGTATGTGGGGGAAGTGAGCAAACACCATCAAAGACATTAGGATTAGCTGATCTCGGTCAGGATACTTGTCGTTGCCTGTCTTATAGTCAATAACCCAAGCCTTTAAGCCATCGTCATCAATAATAAGTAAGTCAGCAATACCGCGTACCCAAACGTCGTCATCTTTAAAACCGCATGGGGAGAGGTCAACCCTCAACCCCATCTCATACTCAGCTAACTTGCGTCCTTCTTTTTTAAGTAGGCTATCCAGTACTGGCTTCATGTAGTCATACTCAGGGGGCAGGGGTGTGCCATCCTTAACGTAAACTTCTGCCGCTTCATGCACTTGCTTACCGTAGATAGTGTGGACAGTATCAGTGAAGGGGTAGTTTTTAAGTACCTTGACTTCATGAAACCTCCTAGCACAACCTTCGTAATCTTTAAGCCCTGAATGGCTCCACTTAATTGTAGTCATTAGAATTTTGCTGTTCGTATGGCTTGTTCAAGGCGGTCGGCAAACCCACTAACAAATGTTTCCTTGGCGTTTAGTTTGGACTCACCCATATCGTACAAAATAGCATGAACAATCTCATGCCACAAAGTATTATGTTGCCGCGATGCCGCCTGCTTAGCAATGGATATAGTGTGGTTACTGTAGTTATATGCACCTCGGCACTCATCCCTACCGACAAACACACTATCGTATAGCTCTACTTTGATTTTGGTTTTGCCTATTGTTATTACCTTTGGTACTGCAAATCGTTTGGTCACTTCGCTTCTCCATATCGTTTGGCACAGCCGGTCTCAGCGTCAAGAGGGATTCCTGACATGTACTTAGGATCTGCTACCATCTGCGCGTGTACCCAAGTTTCAGCTCCTACGGCTTCTGTCTCGGGAACTAGTACTACAACTTCATCATGCACAGTTAGTACACACGGATACCTCTTTTGTATCCGTAGCATCCCATCCGTCATGACACATCGTGCTACTGCTTGCACAATATTTTCTACTATTTTACCACCATACAGCTTCTTAGGCTTGTTCTTATCATCCCCACCATACTGCCATTGGATTCTACCCTTGTTGTCAGCTACTCCTTCAAGGTTTGGGTATCTTAAAGATAGCCCACTAGGTAGCTCAATGCTCTCCTTGGCAAACTTAATGCACTTGTAAGGATGTTCTTTACCCCTAGATAAGCAAGTCAAAATAGCATCGCTACATAGTTGCCAAAAAGCAACAACTGGTTGGGCTTTACTTCTATAGATGTCGATGATCTTCTTGGCAGATACGCAATGAATCAATAGCTCGTCCTCCGTACAAGTATGAGGTATAGCCCGCATCTTTTCTAAGTTATTATCCCACCCAATAAAGTCTTGCATGTCTTGGCCAGTAACACCGAGTTGTTTAGCAAACGCTTTATCGTACATCGTAGGGGGTGCACCTAGAAAGCCCGTCAATAATTGAGCCGCAAAGCTAGCCCAACCCATGCCATAGCCACATCCTAAGAGAGCTGACTTCGCTGATTGGCGGAGATCCGCATGGTCTTTTTTATTGAGACCGGCAATACCGAACATCTGTGCTCCGAACGCCGCATATGCGTCTTGCCCTGACGCAAAGATTTCAAGAAGATTTTGATAGTCGGCGAGGTACGCAAGTACACGCGGTTCAATCTGCGATAGGTCGCAAACAACGAGAGTGTAACCTCTCGGCGCTTGAATACTTTTGCGTAAAAAAGACCCCCGCTTGAGGTTCTGCAGATTAAGCCCCGAACCCTTGCTCGCTGACCAACGACCGGTGTGGGCGCCGTAATAATTGAGCGGGACAGGTAGCGTACCTCGTTCTGATATATCCACGAACCTTTGCGCTCGCGTTCTTTC